CTGATATGTTCCCAGATACTTTCATCCAACGGAAATGCATTCGTTGATTCGCTCATCTACCCATTCGCTCCCTCGTTTGACCATCATGCTATTGACATCTTCGCCTTCTGGCATGCTGATTATGTTGACGTTACCTAGTTCTCTACTTATCTTTTTGCCGAACTCTAACCCTGCTGCATCTCCATCTGCTAATACAATTACTATTTCAAAATCATCTAGTATCTTTGCATAGTGTGGCTTCCAGTTGTTAGCACCTGGAATACCAATGGTTGGGTGCTGCGTTTTAACACCCATCATAATACAATCAAACTCACCTTCGGTGACGCAGATATATTTATCTGCAACAAAGCAAGCCTTGGTATTAAACATCGTGGTTTTAGCACCAACTAATCCCATATACTTTGGGTCTTCGTTATGCATACCACGGAATCGTATATCAACTACGCCTGATGGCGTGATGTATGGAATTGCTAGCCTACCTTTGTATGGCTCATGCCCTGGAAGCGGGTCTTCTACCACTCCCAGATGAAATATGTTTGCCTCTTCTACCGAGAGATGACGGCTTGACAGATACTCTGCTGCGCTTTCTATCGCTCCCGCGTATCTCTGTGTTGCCTGTAGTAAGAACTGACGCTGCGAATTTGACAGCCTCACGATAATCGCCACCTTCCTTGTACATTATTAGAGAAAACGTATCACCTTTTACACCACAACCATGGCATACGAAGGCGTTCTTATCAAAGTTTACTGCTGCACTTGCATGTGTATCTATGTGGAATGGACACTTCATCTTGCGCCAGCCGCTGCCCATAGAAGGCACGGCTGCGCCTATGTAATGAAGATATTCTTCAATGCTTGGCTTCTCCAAGTGCTCTCCTTAGTAAGTCTACCCAGACATGAGCAGGCATGGTGCAGTACCAATCGCCAGGACTTCCCCTACCCTTGCGCTTGTGCCACACCACGCCTGTCCATGCTTTGTCGTTAGCCATCTCGACTATCAACTCTTCTGTCCACTCTGACAACTTCATTGTCGCGTGGTTTTTTATTTCAATTGTAACTCCAGGTATACCTGAGATATCACCTTTGTCTAAAGTAGCACCAGCCAATCGCCTATCAACATAAGGGAACCATTGCTTGAGGTACTTGACTACATCTCGCTCGGCTCCTGAGCCTTTGGCTTTGGCTGCACTACTCATTCGTTTGGTTCGTCTCTAACTTCTGTTAGTTCCCAGCGACCTGTTTCCATTTTCTTTGCACGTTCTTCTGCTATTTCTAGCGAAGAAGCACGTATAACTTTTACTTTATATTGTGAATATGTGATTCTATATTTAGGCATTATACCGTCATTTCTACTTGTCTATAGTCTCGCACTACATCTTCAAGATACATAGAGCCAGGCTCAAATGATAATGAAAGATAAGTAGCACCCGTGTGGTCTGCTTTACCATAGCGATTTTTAACAGCGGCTACACACAAGTATGCATCTTGCCCTTGCATCATCTGACCTACAGTTAAAACCATAGCAGGAATCTGTGCCACCTTGCCCTGCAATGCAGAGCGTGGCTGACAGGGATAACCTTGTGCACCTTCCTGTGTATGGTGCAGAACTAGTACTGCTGCATTGGTATCACGTGCAAGATACTTTAACTCTTTCATAACTTGTCGCATACCAGCAAACTCTTCATGCCCATCAAGCAAACGCATTGCCATTGTATGTGCATTGGTATCAGCAGAGAAATATAATGTTGGTTGTTTTAGTCTTGCTGCGATATGCAATGCAATAGATGACTTACCTGCGCCTGGAGTACCTGCTATGACGGTGACTTCTGCTCTACGCAGAATGATTCCTTCTCGCTGGAAAGCCTGAAAAGGTGGGGGTAATGGTTCTCCCCCCACCTCTGGCTTGCCGATACTACGGCGTAATGTTTTCATTTATCCCTTTGTTTGGTCAGGCTGGAATGTGTGCCACTCAGGTTGGTTCTGCTTAACATACTGAGTCGTACACTTTGTTGGGTCGCCTTGCTGTGCTGGACAGAAGTGACCCTTGTATGGACCAAACTTACCTGTTAGTCCATGGATACGTGTCATTGTGCCATGAGGACACATACGTTGACCTGTTCCACCACCTGCTGGTGCTGGTGTCTCGCTGATTACTGTACCGCCTAGCGTGTTAGCAATCATGCCAACTACTGGTGACGGTGGTACTGCAGCATTACCTGCTCCACGTACATTTAGTTCAATCTCTTTAACTGCATCTGCAATTGCAAAGATACCTTGTGCAACTAGGTTGCCTAGTTCTTCTGCTGTTTCTGCACGCAAGGTAACAAGAGTACCTGCTGCTGTCTTAGCAGTAATGCTAATCGGTGCTTCTGTTGATGACATACTACTCCTTGATTGATGTGACTATATTTTTCTTAGTGTCTCTGAAGGCTCTCACCTTCATCGCTAATTGTATACCCTTCCAACCTTCTTTGATATCAACGAAATGTAATTCGCATTTACCTGAACCTGCTGGTAGGTGGACGATGATTCCTTTATCTTGATTGACATCACCCCAACTGCCACGGGTTGCCGTAGCAGGGTCATACGGCAAGCCGTGTGCATACACTGCTAGTTGCATTGCTATCTTGTTGGGATAAGCAATGCTGCCTGTTTTTAAGTCAGAGATAAACAGTTCACCTTTGTATCTAACTATGCGGTCTGGTGTTCCTGCTATCTTGTACTTATCTAAAACGCAGAACTGTTCGATGTTTACATTCTCAAAGTCTTTAGTTGCATCAGCATACGCTTGTATGTCGGCAACATAATCCTCTGGTATAACACCTAAGTCCTGACCTCTATCATGTTTCTCGGTAAGTGTATGTATGGCTGTGCCAATTGTAGCCTGCTTGGTAGCACCTGCTGCTTCCATTGCATCTTCAACTAACTTGTCCATCTCCAACTTGTTATCACGCTGTGCTGATGCAGCAAGCAACAGGTCAGGTCGCAATGTTAAACCTGCTGCTGCCATACGTAACTTCCATGCTACTAATGCAGTGCCATCATCTAATGAACCTGCAACTGTAGTAGTGCGTGTGTATGGTATTGGCTTACCACCTTTAGGTGGCACGACCATTGGTCTGCCGTATCTATCTCTAGGAATTTCTACTTCCGACATACTTCTCCTTTGATTAAAGAACCAGCGGGGGTAGGACAAGGAGAGAGCCAAAACCTACCGCCCACTGGTTGTCCCCATCTTAGCATAGGTGACGGCTATGCGTTGATGTCTAGCCCACAATGTGGGCAAGGTTTTTCTATGTAGTACTGACAAGATACCACTAGCAGTACCATGATGCCAACCTGTTTCTTGTGCTAACTCTTTCCAGGTTAGCCCTAATTTACCCATATGTTTTAACAGGTGTAACGCTTTTTGTTGGTTGTTTAATTCCCGACCAGAATGGATATTATCTAACGCTCTCTGTTGAGATGTATCCGTACCTGACCAACCAGCAGTACCATTGTATGGCACGTATGCACTAGTCATGTGGTATATGTCCTCCATCATCATCACAGATGCACCAGCCAAACTGTTTTACTTGTTCGGCATGGCTCATCTTTAATCGTTGATAGTATTCTTTTGTATCTGCATCCATTACTTGTCCCTTGCTGGACAGTTAGCATGGAAATATACTATTAACCTATGGTCTGGGTCAGTAGTAGTAGCCCCACAATCAGCGCATGCCCATGTTTGCTTGTTATCCATGACTACAATCCCCCCAACATTCGCAACATATTGCTCTGTATGTTATGCCATCATGATGTGTAGGTTCTGCTCCACATATAAGACATTCTTTCATCATTGACTATTCTTCTTCGATGTCATCGACTTCAATGTTATCTACACTTATATCTGCAGATGAACCGATGCTTACTTCGATGTCGTCTGCAATGCAGTTGCTTGCGTCATCTTCGTCTTCGGGTCGCATTGAATTGACTTGAGCAACTCGTTGACTTCACTTCTAGTAATTGTTGTTTCGCCACTAGACCATTCGAGTTCACTGAAAAAGTCACGTACTTTATACTTAATGTCACTTAGTTGTCCCGCTCTCTCGATGAATCGTTTTACTTCCATCTCGGTATAGTTTACTACATTATTGTCTGTTGTTACTTCGATTGTGTTCATGTTTCCCTCTCGTTGTTTGTGTGTGTCCCGTGTGCGTACATGGCGGGACCACCCATGTTCCGTCCACCATCTGGTGATGATGTCACGCATCCACGTGTATGGATTCATATCCATGTATGTGGAAAGTTAGGCAAGGATTAAGTCCAATGCTTTATCCTTGATGCGGTCATTGCGTCCACTGATGGTGGCGATGGCACGTCGGTCAGCGCCACCAGAAGCGTAATGGTCTGCGTGTTCTACTACTGCCTGCCATGCACCAAAGGCTGTGCCTCTAATGTTTTCCTGTGTAGGTGATTGGCTGTAGATATTCCATGCAGAGTCACGACCATTGAGTGCAATGGTACGTTGACGGCGTTGTCCTTGTGACAATAGATGTTCAGGTGCATCTTCTACTTCTGAAGGCAATGCCCATACAGCCTTGAAGATGTTACGTACTTGACGGTCATCTACCTTACGCTCTAGTAATGTGCCAGCAATTGTTTCATATTGCTGGATAGAATCATAAGTTAACTGCGTGATGTT